GGCAGGGAGATGCACTGCCAAGTGCATCTCCCATGTTAGCGATTAAGCTAACAAGAGAAACAAGCTCCCATAACCTACTTGGGAACTACTTGGTTCTCCCTGAGGCTGTGAAGCCCATCCCCTATCTATATTAGAAAGGGGATCCCTTCCTCAGACTGATGCGGACCTGAGGACGCCCAGCGCGTTCTAAGTGTCTGTCATCAGCAGCTGGCAAGCTGCTCATGTCACGGACGGATACTCCTATAGACCTGTTGTCTCGTGGAATATAATCCAGAGACTGTGGACTAGAACGAGATTCCATTCGCAATAGACACTTGAGCAGGGCGTCAGAGCCATGAAGATTATCTTCATGATATCTGACGCTAACCCTATAGCCCCGTACCACAGGGCTATGAAGGTCATGACTAAGTTCGCTCGAAGAATATCCAAGCGAGCAAAGTCGACCTAGCATCGGAGATGTTGGAGTTACATTAGGAAAGTGCTTAAGCACTCGCCGAATGTAGTCATCCAGCCATTTGACTGTATCCCAGTAACCAGCCAGGTAAAGCTGATTACGAAGAGGTACAATCGATAGGCACTCCGATACGCACTTCGGTGATGTAGGGAACTCACGCCTGACGCGGACTATACTAACGTCCTCGCCATCGTAGTATTCCTTACCGCAAGACTCTCGGAATTTACCATTCCAATAAGACTTGCCACGGTTGACTTGAATCCCAAAAGATTCAAGCTTCCCGATCACCGATTGCACGAAATTTACAGGGACAATGATATCATCCCCGTAAACACGCACCATATGCTGATACTTTTTAATGGTATCAGCATCTAGCCGTGTGCTTAGCTGCTCTTCTATCCCCAAGAAAATCATGGTCAAAAAGACCATGGCCTCAAAGGGAAAGCAGAGGGCTGAACCCATAGACGCGTATTTGGCGAGACGGATAATACCGTGGCCATCTACGTCAGCCTTTCGTGATCTACAAGCATCAACCGCTCCATGCAAAATGGGGTGGTCGCGAAGTAGAGCACGTACATGCTGATTAGAGACGCGATCAGAAGCTTCACTCAAATCGAGTGTAGCGAGTTTCCCATAAAGGGAACCCTTACGGGCAAGGCGTTGGTTAACGTCTTGGTCCGTAAATCCGATCATCCGACCAAGAGTGGTACTCTTGGAAAGCTCGGACAAAAGATCACGGAGTAGAGCTTGTTGGCTATATTGCATAGCCGTAGGCTCTATCCCTATGATCCTAGGCGTCTTTAGCGTTTTAGGAACTGAGATTATCCTAACGGGAATCTCAGCGCCGGGTTCAAGGATGTCAAGCCCATCCAACCGGTCGAAAAATCGACTGGAAGGAATGAGATACTCTCCAGCAGGAAAGTATCTCTCGAGCCGGGCCGGCCAGCTACTTTGCCGAAACTTCGCGTTTCCACGAAGTCTATCGGCTGTAGCGCCCGGACCGTGTCTGGGGATGAGTGAGCGATCAAAGACTAGGTTGTCTAAGTTCGCAAACACATCTCTAAACAAGAGATCGCCGACGCGGTGAAAATCATCCCATTGCTGGGGTGATGTCATCGCATCAGCGATCCTGACATCCTGCTCACACTGAACATAGCCATCCATTGCTAACTTCTTCCTGGCAGGAGTGCTAGGAAGAAGTATCTTGTTAAACATCAGCGTTAGCTGACGGATAGCAAGAATTGCATCAATAGATGGATTGTTCAGAAGCACACCACTAGTTCGGTCGAACACAAGATCGAGGAAACCTCCGAGTAAACGGGGGAGACCTGCCTGCCAAGGAAAACCCTTGAACAGGTCGCGATCCACTTTCCCTTGGTCAAGACTTTTTTGGAAGTCTTTCCCAAAGGTCGGGAGGGTAATCGTTAAAAACGAGAACCCTTCGTGTTCGACACGACGCGTGACATATTTTATGTCACGTGTGGCGCTAGTGCAACACCAGATAGCCGATTCTTCAGCTATCTTTTTCCAGAGCAACATTAGGCTTTTCAAAGCCCCTCCTTAACTAGAGGTGGACTTTCCTTAGCCCAATGTCGTCACCGGATGTGTAGGCGATCCTTAACTGTTATATATAACAGTCAATAAGGGAAGCCATCCACAATACGAGGACAGTACAGGCCACCATTAAGATGATCTGCACTATCACCAGTATATAGGTGATAAACCGAAATGAGCGAGAACTCGCCCACTTCGGAAGGTCCTCGTATTCAGAACGAGCCCTAGGACTCACCGCGAATAACGTGCTCGAGATTCTTCAACGAGCCGTCAGTCGTAGTGCCGTCCTGCCGTGTCCAGTCAATGAGTGCCTTTGCAAGCACCTTCTTGTCTGCCACGGCGAAACCCTGGAGAGGGGAGTCCATGACGCAGTAAAAAGACATACCTGCGTCAAATGAACTACCACTAACCAGAAGGTTACTGAGGATCTTGTTCTGATCCACACGGACTACGCTTCGAATCCTCTTACCGTAAGAGGTAGAAGCCGTAACCCGAAGTCGACCATCAGCTCCGTCAGTATCGAGGTAGTAACTACTCTGGTTTTGCCCCACAGAAACACGGGGCAGAGAGTAGTCAGTACCATCGAGATTGATAGGAAATGGATCGAATAACGACATGAGCATTGCTCCTTAATCTGACTCAAATTGAGTCAGTGAGGTGGTTGACGCTGGTGAAAAACACCAGCTATCCGCTATGGGAGAATCCCAAAGCGGCAGCTATGGCCAATTGGAATGAGTTCAACCCATCCCATGTTAGGCCAAACCCAAAGGGGTTTGCCCCGTACCTTTGTTTTGTGATGTTAGTCACAACGAGGTCGGGAATGTCGAACGGTGACGGAAAAACGCCATCAGTTCTGACAAAGCTATAGGTATGACGATTGATGGAAGTTTCCATCACATACCCATAGCGCATAACCAGACCATAGGTCGCCATGTCGGAGAGGTTAGAAACAACATCTCCGGCGTTGCTAAACCAATCGATGGCCCAGCTCCAGGGGGTGAGTTCCCAGAGTGTTTCTGGAGTAAGGTTGGTGCCGAATACCTTATCGGCCTCGAGGGCATTCCTTATAAGCTTCTCACGGTAATCTTTACCTTGAGGAACATAATAAGTAAACCCTCCAGAAAACCAACATTCCTTCACCGTCTCCACGGTGAGAAACACATCCCCGAAGCCTAAATACTCGTTTACTTGCCCGACGGTATTGCTGTCCCCATACCAACAGGGGACGTTATGCCGGAACATTGAACGGTAAGTAGACTTCTCTGGTTCGAAGTGGTATTGACGTCGCACAAGGTTACCGGAATCGCGCTCAAACTGTCGTAAGACAGAATCAGCGTGACGTATGCCAGAAGCAATGCTTTTGACATCGGAAACCAGGGGCGCCCAACCGAACGCTGTGTTCAGGAATTCATCGCCCACTGAAACGAGGGCTTTGAGTTTCCTTTCCCAGAGAGCTATACCAGGAACACGTGGTAAGTGATCCTTGATAAGCTCCCCAAGGAAGGTTGATGTGTCAGCCACTGAGTTAGTGGGTTTACATCGAGCGACTGCTGTAGCACCCTTCTCAATAATTGAATCTTTAGATCCAATATTGATGGGGGTACCAACAGCATTCGGACTGATTGCCGCAACGGGAGCATTAAGCTCGACGCTACGAATTTCAGTTCCGGCGAGATAACTAGCATTGAGAAGTTTTCGAGTTGGACCCGAAAACGTCACTTTGTTAGTATAAAAATCGCCGCCGATGTTGGTGGTGTGGTTTTTATTTCCACGCCACGGATGACCCTCGGAGTCAGTAATCTGACTCCCTATCGTATCACTGATGGACTCACTATAGTCATCTATTTGAGTATGAGACGGATTTTCCGCCTTTACCAAAAGATGTCTATCCCCCCATTTAAATGGGAGGTCGCGAGTTCGTCGAGTGAGGATAGAAACCAGAGCTCCTTTAGGTAGAAAACTCTATCTAAAAGCGATAGAGGGTGTATTGCACTGCGTCGGCGCTCACCTCACGGTGAGC